AATAAAGAAATCTAATTGTTTGTCTTGTCTTGTGCTGAAAAAATTATTTAAATCCAAACCATAAGATTCATCAAGCTCCAACTGAATGGTAGCTGTGTATTCTATTGGGCTTATAGTCTCCATTTTGGAAATTGATGTTTGACCCACTGTGTAAAACGCCTTGTTCTTCCTGTTTAAAGAATAATCAAAACCAATAATCCTTAGGTCGTTGAAATCTGGGCAGCTAACAGACAAGGAACTTTGGTTCGGTACGGATATTCTGTTCTCCAAAGATCCAAAACCCTCTCCAGAATTTACCCCACTTTCTATGTCATCCGCTATAACAAAACTCGTTGTAACTCTGGGTACAGCTCCAACGGCACAATTAACAGCATAAGACGACAAATACCCACTCTTAAACCCATAATAATTATTCTCAGATTCGTCTACTACACTAGCAGCTAATGTTCTCCCGTATCCAGTACACCTATGCAACACTGGATCTTTATATAAAAGAGACCTAGTTATAGACATTGTTTTCTTCATAGGCCCAGAAACAGAAGTAAACCCCTTTCTTGTACCAAGAGGTTTCACCAAAGACGCTGAGTTTTGCGAAGAAAAATTAAAAGACTCTATGCCTGGAAGTTCAAAACCACCAACATACATTTTTGATTCGTGTCCAAGTTTAGCTCCAAACATAAAATTTAACTTCTAAGCGAACCTCCCAGTCTCTTCTCTTCCCTAATTACTTCAAGAACCTTATCTTTAATTTGTTTTGCAAGTTCCTGTCTTTTCTTATTATCCTCCATAGCTCCAGAGCTTTCTGTCTTTTCTCGACCCTCAGAGCTAGAACCACCACCTCCATTGGAGTTGCCTGAACCGCCCGTTACGGTTATATTGATTTCCCCAGCATTTTCTCTGGTGACGTCAATAAGCTCTTCCATTTTTTCGATAAGTTCTTCTGATGATTCTCCGCCTACTCCCTGTTCTGTTCCAGCATTTGCGGCTTCCAGATTACCCTGTCCTATTCTTTGTGTTGCGGCACTGTTTAAAACAAACTCTCCGCCAGTCAACATTGCTGGAACGTCATCTATTCCTGTTCCGTTTGGTATATATCCTCCAGTCGCTCTAGGATAAACGCCTGTACCAGTACCAACACCACCTTGGTAAGTATTAAGGTTGTCTTCCAGTTGTAACGCTTTTGGTATATTACCAAGACCAATCCTCTTGTCTAAATATTGCTGGACAAAAGGAGTATTTATGTTGTCTTTAAAATATTGATTTGAATTAAGAGAAACGCCGCCTCTTTCATTGAACATATTAGAGAGTCCACCATAACTTTGTGTTTGGCCAGGTAAACTACCCCCACCTAAGAAACCTTTAGCTCCTATTTTAAATTTATCTAAACGGCTAAGTACTGTTCCGTCAGCTTTTGCCAAGGCTTCTGCACCTTTTACAGCATTACTAGCCCCATTAATTCCAGATGTAATACCAGCCGACACAAAGGTCATAGCTAGATTAGTTAGTATTGCTTTTCTTTGTGCTTTTTTGGCCTTCTTTTCTTCTTCTCTTCTCTTTAAATATGCAAAATAATCTTTTTGATATCCAACATTTAATTCAAAAGCTTGACCTTTTGCATCCCTAGTTGCTTCTTGCAGCGGAGTATTTCTATTCCTACCAAAATTAGTCAACCTAACACTCTCAGGCTCCAAAGCTAACACAGCTGCACCAGCTGAAGGAGAACTTATATAGTCTTTTTTACCAGAAGTAAAACCTTGAGTTGCAAAATCCAATAAGTCATTTGCTCCCGTTATGTTCCCAGAATCATAAAGCCCTGGGGCAAAGAAATCTCCACCTTTGCCTGTTTGTCTTTTGTATTTAAAGTTTTCGTCCCGCTTGTTTCCAAATATATCAGCTTGTACAAGTCCTCCGTTTGCAAATTTCTGAACAGCACCCTGATTAACTTTATCAAGAAATCCTGGGCCATATTTATCTACTGATTTTTTATTGAGAACAAATTCGCCTCCCATTGTCATTGCTGGAACAGAGCCTGAAAGAGCATCAGGTACAACCTTGGAAGATTTTTGCTTAATCTCGTTCAAAAAATCAACTGCTATAGTCTTACCAAAAGATTCTGTGTTTGTAGCTTGTTCTGGTTGTGCCTGAGAATTCCATCTAGAAATAGGTATACCAGACTCAACCCTACCAGTCACAAATGGAGATTTTTCTATTCTTGTGGTATTTTCAGAACTTGCCCCTACAGTCCACCTAGATGCCTCTAAACCAGATTCTGTTCTACCAGATTTACTAGGCTGTTTAGCTGGATTTGGCTGACTTGCTTCTTTAGTCCATTTGGATACAACTATTCCAGACTCCGAACGAACCTCTTGATCCTCTTCTTCGAAATACTCCCTCTCAAAATCTTCTTTACCTTCGTATACTGATTTAGGCGTCCATCTGCTAATGAGAACTCCAGAATCAGACCTATAATTCAGGCCTTTTTCAAGTTCTGATTTTTTTGCATTTAAATAGGACGATTCCCTAGTCCAAGAAGATGCCAAAAGTCCAGACTCTGTTCTAACGTCTCCTGAAGGCTCTCTATAACCATCCCTCTCTTCTGTTCTGTCTGATCTTGGGGTCCAACTCGAAGATTGAGTCCCAGACTCAGTCCTCACCATTCCGCCCTGATTATAGCCTTGTATGTTTCCCTGATTCAAGGCGTTCATGAAGTTAGGGCCATACTTTTGCACCGCGCTTTTCTTCATCACATACTCTCCACCCATTAATACTGCTGGCACATCGTCTTTTGTTCCAGAGCCTCCAGAAATCATACCACCTTCAGCAAGAGCTGGCGCACTGCCAAATACAGATCCCAAAGCACCCGCACCCTGCCTAAATAAATTATCAAGGCTTGCTTTAGCCATTCTGCTGGCAAAGTCCGATGCGGCGCTTCTAAGAACATCGCCCAAGCTTTCACCCTTCGTTATAGCGTCTACCATACCGCTAGATAGTGAATCTATGAATTGATCAGCTCCTTGAGCAAATGATTCTTTCAGTCTCTCTATCCCTTCTTCTCCAGTTATGCCAATCTTTTTAAGTCGATCACCAATTCCTTGGGTAAGTTTTTCTTCCGCCTCTATTTGCGTTTTTATTTTCTGGAGATCTTCGTTACTTGCTCCAGACTTAAGGGCATCCCTAAATTTATTCCTAAGTGCCAATATCTTAATTGTCTTCTCAAGTTCAAATTCAAGATCTACTCTTGTGGCTGTTGATGTGGTTTTTCTTATTTCTGCTCTCTTTGATTCAAGGGCAATAAACTCTTGTTGCTTACGAGTAGCATCTTCGTTTGAATCTCCTTGTGATAAAGCGTCTTTAGCTACATTTACTCCTTGTATGTTTGTAATAGCGGATTGTATTTGACTTGGGTCCGCAGAAGTGAAGGCGGTAAATTGAGATTGTGCAAGGCTATCTCCCAATCCCTGAATGGCATCTCTTGCTATATTGTTAAAGTTAGTTAAAGCGGCTGATAAAGCATTGGTTGTATTCGTTGCTTGTTGGGTCGCGTTTGCTATTGCTTTTTTGTTCTCTTCGTCTTGATCGGCGAATCTCTTATCGGCTTGAGCTCCTCTTTCTGCTGCTTGAGCTTTTGCTTCAGCTGCTTTTTGTGCTGCTGCCGCTTCTTGTAGTTCGACATCCTTTACTACCGAATTTGTATATTCCCGAGCTTCCCTAGATGCCTCAGCCATCATATCTCCCCTAACATTATAATTTGCAGCTGAAGAACTCATTGATTCAGCCTCTTGCACAGGATCGGCAGGGGCTCGTTGAGGCAGTAACCCATCACCATCTTCGAACCTTCCCTGAACTCTGTCTTTTATTTTACTAAACAGACTTTTAGCAGCATCACCGAAAAACTGGGTTGGGTTTGACAAAAATCGACCAAAAGCTAATAAATCACTAGAGAAATTTTCTGTAGCTGTGGCCAATACATCTATTGCGGTTTCTTCCCTAACCATCAGAGCAAGAGCACTGGTTTCTCTGGCCTTAGCATCTTCTGCAGCTTTGTTATCCGCGTTTATAATAGCCGACTCAACCTTAGGAGTTAGCGATACAATTTGCGCTCGAGTCTTTGCTCCAGTTATATCTTTTTCAAGAGTTCTCTTATCTGCCCCAGACAAACCCGAAGACCTAACATCCCTAATCAACTCATCCTGCAAACTCCTTATTAAGTTTCTAAGAGCAAGTGCGGCATCATTCTGAGCTTTCTCTATTCCGAGATTGGCTATTGCTTTGCTGTTAGAAAAGGAACCCCTTGAGCCCTTGCCTATATTTCCACCCTCTAAAGCCAGTCTTCTTGCTTCAATATCAAGATCGGCTTGTCGTGATTGAGAATCCTCAGAAGATCTTGATGAAGCTAGTGCCCTATCTCTTATTTTTAGAGCTCTCTCTTCCTCTTTTGTTTGAGCTTTAAGTATGTCAAGTCTAGCCTTAGCTAATTCGTTTCTAGCGTTTTCAACTATTGACGATGCTTTTATTGCATTACTTTCCGCAGTCACAGAGTCTACAAACTTTTTAGCTAAACCTGCTTTGACATCCAAGCTTATGAGTTGTTCCTTAAGACTTTCTGCTATATCACCTTCAAAATCAGCACCAGCTCTAATTTTTTGATTGGTTTCTCTAAGCAGAGTATTTACTTTTTCGTAATCAGCGACAATAGTCTCTCCTGATCCAGTCGCAGAAGAAAGTCTCCTTATTGCTTCTGAACTCTGGACCCTCTTAGTGAACGCATCAGTAAGTTCGCTCGAAAGCTTCTTTTGGGATTCCAGCCCTCTTATCGCCTCTGCTGCACTAGCTTTCTCAACCTCTCCAGATTCTTTAGACGCGGCTTTAAGTTCTAGAGCAAACTGTGCTTGACTTTTGATTGAAGCTATAGCTTTAGCTCTTTCTATATTAGACTGTCGTTGTATCTCTAATATTTCAAGCTGTAGTGTTTTTTGTTCTTTGTTTTGAAGATTTGACTCTATGCCTCCCTTCAAGCTTCCAGCATCAACGCCTATTGCCTTTGCCGCCTGTGAAAGGAATATGCTTTTATCTACATTTCCTACCCCTAAACCAGCCAAGCTTTCTCTAAAGTTGTCTCTAGACCCAATCAGTGCGTTTCTTTGAGCATCGTTCAATGAGGCTATGAAATTCCGCACCTCTTTTGCTATTTCTTTTGCCGACTTGGCCTCGCCTGTTTTGGGGTCTAATAGTTTTTCACTCGGTATTCTTGATATTATTCCGTTAACTATAGTTAAATCCGCTTGAGCAAGAGCTGCTTTTATTTCCCTCTCTTTTTTTTCGTCAACTACAGCTCCTCCTTTGGTGGTTCCGTCTGAAGGGACTAGTTTAGTTAAATCATCAAACCCAGTCGTAAATAAACCTTTTAAAAATTGAGATGTATCCGAAGAGTCTCCGCGAATAGCTTCAAAAGCAGTTTTTCTTCTAAATCCAGCAGACTTGGCAAAATCATCATCTGGAGAGAATATTGCACTGGAAGCCCTCTCGACAACCTCCTTGTTTTTTTCTATTCTGGCTTTTTCTTGTAATTCAGCTATGCTTTCTTGACCAGTCAGTTTCTTACCCCTGAAAGCCAACCTTTCTGCTAAAATAGCTTTAGCCAATGGTCCTCCCTGCTGTTTATTTTCCTGTGAAAACGGATCGCCGAGAGAATCGTTGAATTCTTTTAGGCTTTTCGTGATTTTTTGTATAGGGGTATCAAGAACACCAAGAGATTGTCCTAAGCCTGTCAGAAACTTCCCTGCTAATCCCCCCAAGTCCACACCAAACTTTTTGAGTATTGGATTTAATACCTGGAAGCCTATTACCGCAGAACCCAGAAGAGGAACAAATCTTCCAAAAGTAGACAATACTTTACCTAAACCGAATTTTGCACCGCCAGCAAATCTAGATCCAAAAGCATTCGTTGCCGCTATAGCACCCACCTTGCCAGTACCAGCTTTTATCCCTGCCAGCCGTTGAGCACTTCCAGACTTAGCTAAATTTGCCCCAAAACCGTCCTTTTTAACCCCAATCCCAAAACCAGGTTTGATACCTAAGGACTGAAGAGCAAACAGCGTCGTAGTAGCCTGTGTCAACCCTTGGGTGACTTCAAGGAATCCTTTCGTAACATTGTCAGCTTCTGTTGACAACCCTCCTAAGGCACCTTGTAAACCAAAGCCTATAGCGCTTATACCAAATAACTTTCCAGCTGCATCTGTTGAAGAAGCTGCTGTTTTGTCTACTCCTTTTGATGCTGAATCTGCAGATTTGCCTAGTTTATTAAGAGAATCCACAGTAGCTGTCCCTGGTCCAGAATTTGGCACTGGATCTTTTCCAAGCCCCAGCTTTACTGATCTTCTTGCAAAATTAGGAGTATAGCCGCTAGCCGCATTCTTAGGAATGGCTCCAGTAGGCTCATCTCTAGTGTTAGTTACAGCAAGACCATTCGGGTTTTGACTGTTTCTTAATTTTCCGTCTTGGTTTATTCTTACTTGATTGATTGGGACACCAGCTTGTCTTTCTCTACCGATAGCTTCTTCAAGTGGACTTTGGTTTTGTGCGAAGTTTGGTATGTAACCAGATGCAGATCTCTTTTTAAAACTATCAAAAAGAGTTACGGGTACAGGTTTATTTTTACTGCCACCCAGACGAGCAAAATCCTCGTCAGTTATCTTGTATTTTTCCCTAGCAGCAGCCCTGTCTATATTGCCCCTTTTTGCTGATTGAGTACCTTTCTTAAAGGCAAAAGCAGCTTCCTTGCCAACTAATACGTCAAAAAACTTTTTAGCGGCTGACTGCTGGAGATCCTTACTATTAGACCCTTTGACTTCCGCTCCTCTATCACCAGCTCCTGGCTTTACTCCAAAAGCGTCATACAAGTTCTTAGATTTAGGAAGATCTATCCTTGAGTTGTCTGTCCTGTCTGAAAAATCCTGAAATTGGGGGTCCTCTAATAGAGAGGCTAAAGCTATTTCGAAAATACTTCCAGACAAAGAATTTACAGCACCTTTTTGAAATCTGCTTTTTAAATCATTTGCTTTTCTGCCATTGAGGTCGGTTGGTCTTCCTATTTCTTTAGATGTTCTAACGGCTTCGTCAGCCCCTAATTGCCTAATACTTGTCTCTAAACCGTCTATAAAAGATGTTCCACCTTTGTCTCCCCTTGGTTTTAGTGATTGGTATGTAGGTACGAAAACCTCATACACCAATTCTTTTGGCAATCCTTGTTTGATGGCTTCTGCCTCACTGTCATACACCCTTGTATCACCTTTTGGGCCTTTACCAACAAAAAACTTTGGGTTAGTATCAGGACCCTGAGACCCAGTCAACAAAACCAAATCTTTGCCGACATTAGCTTTTTTCTGTGCGAAGTTGGGTATAAACCCTCCAGCTGCATTTATCTTCTTAGCACCAGTTGGTAGCCCCATTGACTTGACCATGTCTTGGTTAAAGATAGCAGATCCACCACCAGCAAAATTAGGAACGATATACTCACTATTATTAGCGACCATTGTTCCTTTTTGTCCTCCGCCAAATGCGAAATTAGGAATAACAACTGGCTTTGATCCTCTTGGTGCGCCACCAACGCCGCTATTAATATCTTTTTGTTCAGCTCCTACAGGTAAATATCCGCCAGCAGCTCTTTTTGCTCTACCAACAGAACCAGACCGAGCAACAGGACTTGCTATTCCAGCCGAGATAGCATTAATTTGAGATAACGTAGAAAGCTGCTGCTTCAGAGCTTCGTTAAAGAACTGTGCTTGTTGAGCCCTTTTTTGTTCTACTGTTACGGAAGAGTTTTCTATAGTAAGAATTTGTTCTCTTATGCTCTTGTCGGATAACAAAGTTCCAATTATCTGCTGCTGTGTAGCCGCGACTCTTTTTGCCTCCTTGTTTAAATTAAAGAATGTTTTTACAGATTCTAAACCAAACTTAGCTAGTTGACCTGATAATTTCAGAATTAAAACACCAAACAAAGCTAGTCCGCCTTGAATTAACGCCGTCCCCAAGCCTTTGACAATACCTCTTGCAAACTTTCCTCCCAATCCTTCGCCGTCTAGTATTTTCTCAGCGCCAGTTGCTAAGTTGTTAAAGAAATCTAACAACGTTCTAAAAGTATCTGTCACTCCAAGTTCACCTAGAGTATTAGCAAGCTCTTTAACGCTCAGTGTCGTTCTGTTAATCGCTGCTGATAACGTTTGGTTAAGAGCTTCGTTTTTCTTGTAAGCTTGGTCTGACGCATTTCTAAATGCCTCTGTAGCCTGTATAGCTACCGAAGTCTCGCTACTATAATCGGAAAGAGCAGCAAGCAAAGGAGCGATCTGGAAACCACCACCGATTTTTTGAGTTATATCCCTAACCTCTACATCCCCAAGATTTTCTATTTCTTTTGCAAGGTTTTCTATAAGCTTTGTAGCTGGCAATATCTTGCCCTGTAAATCTGTAACTTGTACACCAATACTACTAAGTAGTTCTAAGTTTTCAGACCTACCAATACGAGTAAAAATTGTTTTAAAGGAGTTACCAATAACAGCTCCACCACGCGCTGTTTTCTGCTGAACTGCGGTTATGATGCCCCCAAGTTCGTCAATACTAACACCAGCTAATTCTGCAACAGATGCAGAACGCTTAAAACCTTCAATGAGGTCTCTTTCTGATACAGCGAATTGGTTAGCGGCATTACTAATCTTGTTGAGAACTTCTCCAGTGGTTAAACCAGCTTTTGTGAAACTGTTAACCGCCGCAGTCAATCCAGATACCGCTTCAGCAGCACTTATGCCAGAAAGTCTTGATAAAATAAGCGAATCGTTAAGTCTTTTTGTAACCTCTGTAGCACTTAAACCCTGTCTTGAAAGTTCCAATGCTGCATCGGCAACGGTATCAAATGTTTGTTCGGTACCTTTAGCTATGTCGAAAATCTGAGTTTTTAAAGCATTCAAACCAGATACGTTGGTTTGGAGTATGGAGTTTATTTTAGCTAAACTTTTTTCTACCTCTATTGTAGTTGACACTAAAGCTTTAAATGACTGAACAACACTATTAATGATTCCAACGGAAGCTCCAAAAGCCAACACCCTAGCGTTAGCTGCCTCCATCGACTTAGTAAAGTCGTCTGCTTGTCCAGTTATGCGGCCGAGAGGCTGAGATAAAGACTTGATGTCTTTAGCGTTTGTGCCTAAATTAATTTTTAGATTTTTTCCAGCTGACTTTGCAGCATTCTGGATACTCTTCTCTAAACCTGTTTGTACTACTGGAACTCTTATTGGCATGACCTTTTAACCTTGCTGTATATTTACACAAGAATTTTATCATTGACCTGCCAATCTCATCATTTGTTCCATTGATAATTTACCTCCAGCCTTTTTGATCTCATCTGATAACGAAACGCCAACCTGATCTCCACCAGCAAGATCCTTAACATCTTGAGCAGTACCGCCAAAGACAGTAGAGGCTGCTGCGTCATCTTTAATAAAGTTGTTGCTTTTACCCTTATTACTTTTAGCTTCAGAGAAAGCCAACAACCTATCAGGGTCTTCCCTAACGTCTTGTGGTATATCTTCAACATATTGAAATATACTATGAAAAACCCTGCCCCAAACAACCAACTTTAATTGATGAACAGACAAATCCACTAAGGGTGCGCCGTAAAAAGCACTTGCGTTCTCACAAAAAGAAAGATACAAGTTAAAAAACGGCCTGAGAGAAACTTTTTGTATTGTTTTTTCTGATAATCTATCTGAGACTTCGTTTTGTATAGATTTTAATTTTAAGACTTCAAAATCACTCATCTCGTCAAAAACATCTTGACTAAATGCGTTGTTATTTAAATCTTTGGTATCAAACACAAAATACCTAATCATTTCAACAGCAGCCATGTTAGTGGCATATTCTTCAGCTGTCTTCCCTACTATCTCCCTCCTTTTACCTAACAAAGATCCTAATTCGGATTCTTTTTTTGTTATGGTCTTTTGGAATTCCTCTTTTTGAGATGGTAGGAATATACTTTCCTTTGTTTTTTTAAGATTTTCAATCTCTAATTCTAAAGAAGATATCTTGATATCATCATCCTCGCTCCAAAGGCCATCTTCTTTAACTTTCTTTAGTATACTCTCTTCGGTTTCTACTCCCCTATCAATAGCTTTCTTTTTATACTTTTCATAGTATAAATGTAGATTCCTCTGATCTTTAATACTAAGGTGCTTTAGGTATAGAGTCCGACCGTAAAAGTCAAACTCAGTATACCCATCGAATATTTCTCCAGCTGCAGAAATATAGAACTCTTCATTCACTGTGAACTTTATGCAGGTTCCTCAACATCGTCAAGCTCACCAGTTTCAACCTTCTTAATAAGCTCGTCGAACTCTTCTTGAGATGATGCCTGGTTAAAGAACCAGAATGCCATTGTAGTAGAAACCTTTTTAATTAGCTCTGCGTAAAAAACATCCTCAGACTCCTCAAGCTCATAATAGTAAGCCATTTTATCTTCTAGCTCTTCACCAGGAAAATATTGAACGAACTTATCTGTAGATTCATCGTAGATGTAAGTTAAAAACAAGCAATACCACAACAAGACTTTGTTTTGGGCTTTTACGTCTGCGGTGTGATCAAACAGGGATTGAAAGTTAGATTCGAACTCAACAATAGTTTTTCTATTCATTGCTATCTCTTCTTTGACCTTCTCAAATCTAGCTTCCTGCTTTTCGTTCCTTTTCTTAATTGTCTCAAGACGCATATACTCGTTTTGAAGGTCTAGAGCATCTTTATACATTTTAGCATAATCAGAAGCGTCGTCTTCACTGAACAGTCCGCCACTATCGCTATATTTCTTAGCAAGCATAGCCTTAGTCAGGATACCTTTCTTGATGCACTTACTCATTTCGACTGAGTAAACAAGATCCGCCTCTTCAAGTTCACGCCTATTAGGACGCTTGATTTGAATTTGAACAGGTTCTTTGATCTTCTTTTTCCTTTTTGTAATTGTTTCCTCCCCAGTTTTTTTATTTTTTCTGGTAGATTCTACAGTTTTTTCATACTCTCTATCGAGAGTGAATTCATATAATGTTTTGTTTTCCATATTCCTTTATTTAAATTTAAATGAAACTTGATAGTTTTCAATTTCTTTTTCCATATTTCTTACAGATTCGTTGCCGTGGTCAAGAATTCTCTTTCTTATCCACGCTAACTTATCTGGAGTAAAGTGATCCGCTGTTTTTATTAATGAATGATATTTCTTTGGAACCTCTTCATAAAGCTTTTGGTAGTGAAAGTCGTGATCTTTTTTCATATCTTCGACTAACATTAACATCGTCTTAAAAAGAGAAGAAATCTCCTTATAAGAGTGATCATTCAAAATTTTTTTAGCACTCATACCCTTTCCTTGTATAATAATACAAAAAAAAGTGTAATTTTCAATATGGCTGGCTTTTTATCTTCATCTCAAATATCAGAAATAGAATGTTGCTTTGAAAAATTGCACGAAACATTTTCACAAAAGATAACTGTTTATAAAAACGGCAAGAAGACACTAATTGCCTATGACCCAAAGTATAACGCAGTTTATGGTCGTAATAACAGCGGCAAAAGAGATAGTGTAGAATATACCGTTTTATCAGAAACCTTTGACGCAAGAGTATATTATATAAAAACAGAAGAAGAACTATTTAACAACGAAAGTAGCCAAATAAAAGTAATAACACCTAAAGGCTCTGTTAAAGTTGTTGTTAAAAAAGAAGGTTTCGATTATATACAAGAAGCGAGAAGGGTTGAATTTGATGGTAGAAGATTCAGTATAAAAACTGATGGATCACCACACGGATTAACTGGAAATCTTTTCTACACGTTTTTACTGACTCCTTTAGACGAAGCAACAGATTAAAATGAAAATCTTACCAAGAGATGTCCAAGAAGCTTTAAACAAACAAGTCCCAAGAACTTTAAAGAATGATTTTAAAAAAACATTCAAAAAAGAGTTTGATTCTTTAAAAAAAGAAATGATAAAAGAGTTTTTAACTCACCCAGTGACATTAGAGATAAGCGCTGGACCAAGCTCGAAAAACATAAGCGGGACACTAAATGGTACAAGTAATCTTTTTGCGTTTATAGGTTTTAGCCCTGGAGAAGACCCAATAAAACCCATCATTGAAATACTTGAAAGAATAGATTACAAAGAGGGCTCAGGCTCTAAAACAGGTGTAAATTTCTTGGTTGATATACCTCAAGCCTCAGACATATTCGCCGTTACGCCAATGCCTTGGGCAACAGGCAGGAGTTGGTCAAAGGGTATTGAAACTGGTATTTCGGGTTTAGGTTACCTTCTTAATAAGGGTGGGAAATCAAGCAGATCTGGTGTAGCTATACAGGTAAAGAACAGAGTCAGAAGTGGTGGGTTTTCAAATACCCCTTATATCTCTGCGCTCTTAAAAAAATACGAAAATAAATTTAAGAAATTGAAATGATTGAGCAATATCATCACAAACTAACCAATTCCTTCATGCTTTGGTTTGATAATTACCTACTCACAAAAGGTGAAGCTTACACAAATTATAGCGGTGTTTCTTTGCAGCATTATGTAGACGAAAGAGCAGATTCTGATTACGAAGTATACGGGAGTCCTTACAAGCAATGGGTAATTGACTCTTCAATTACTGGAGCTACTATTCCAGATGGAGTTACCATAGGCAACACCCCAACTGGAGCATATGACCCATTAACCAGTGGAAGGCATGGTGATATGGCTATAGATTTTGACAATGGTAGGGTCTTAGTTAAAAGCAGTAATGAAAATCACGACATGACTTGTGACTTTGCTGTTAAAGACTTTAATTTGTATTTTGCAAACGAAACCGAGGAAGACCTCATAGTCGAAAACAAATATACCATAAACTCAAGAATTTATCCTTCAGAAGAAGTTGTTATTGATCCTTATGATCAGGTTATACCTGCGGTGTTTTTTAATACAGCTACAGCACAAAACAAAGGTTTTGCTTTTGGGGGCATGGAGGAAACAACCACAACCATAACAGCTACAGTGATGTCTGAGGACAATTACATGCTTGATGGGGTTCTGTCTATTTTTGCTGATTCAAGAAACGAACTCATATCAGTTGTACCCATGTCAGACCATCCACTTAATGAATTTAATGATTTAAAAAGTGGAACTTATAATTATAAAGATCTCTCAAAACAATATAGCAAGTGTAATGGTTTATATATAAATGATGTAACAACTTCAAAATTGACAGACAGAGCGAGAAAATCACTATCCAATGATATTTTTGTAGGATTTATAGATTTTGAAATTCAACATCATAGATTTAGACACCAATAATTTCACAAACCCAGAAAACAACTGTAAACACTTAAAATAATACCGTCATGGCAAGAAACAGAGTAATTTATCAATCAGAGGCGCTTTTCACTAGTAAAGACTACGATTCTCTAAGCTTAAGCGATCACACGCAGCTTCACAGAGTTCAAAGCGCAAACTACGGCTTCACAATTAACCGACAGGATGTTAACCAATTTGGTAACCTTGCAAGAATCGATTCTATCATTCTTGAAGCTCCTACAGTAAATTTTGATGTAACATACTATCCAACTAATGGATTCAACGAAAGGGCTTTGGACTTTTACGTTCAAAACACCAACAACCCAGGTAAAGCACAATTTGCTTCTGGACACCTAGCAGCAGGATCGGGTCAAAACCTATATATCCTTACTGTTCCAGAGGGAAAGGACGCTAACCTTAATAAAGATACTGGAGAAACAGAAAACACAGTAATTGGAATCGGAAACGCTTTCCTGACTGATTACACATTAGACCTCTCTGTTGGATCTCTCCCAACCGCAAGTATTTCATTCGAAGCTTCCAACATTATTTCAGATACAACGATCTCTGGAGACAATGGTGTCAGTGGCTTCTCTGGAATTACAACTCCTGCAGTTAACCCTGAAATTGGACAACCTCTTCCAGGATTTGCAACTATTCCTTTCGCTACTGGAAACTCACACAGTGGAGATTACGTAGCAGACGGAGAAGATAAGCTTGCAGCACTTCGACCTGGAGATATTAAGTTAGACCTTTCTAATTTTGATGGAACACTTCTTAGTGATCTATCGGAAGGCAACGGAATCCATGTTCAGAGCGCTTCTTTGTCAATACCACTTTCCAGAACACCTATTGAAAGACTTGGTTCTAAATTCCCATTTGCAAGGGTCGTAGACTTCCCTGTTAATGCAACGCTAAACATCAACGCTGTCGTTAACACGATGGATGCAAACAACCTTGCTAGCATGATTAGCGGTTGTGGATCACAAGACACTCAAGACGTATTCCTCACTCTTATGCAGTGCGGTGGTACCGAAACAGGTATGCAGATCGAACTTAAAGGTTGCACGATTGATTCAGAAAGCTTCTCGTCAAGTATTGGATCTAACAAGAGTGTTGATCTGACCTTTTCTACTCAGATCGGTGGAACTAGAGACGTCAATAACGGTGTATTCATTAGCGGAAGCAATGATACAAAACTTCCTTGGGAGTAAAACAAAATTCAAACAATAAACATTCTTAAAACATGTCAAGAAACAGAGTAATTTATCAATCAGAGTCGCTTTTCGTTAGTAATAGCGCGACAGCGTCAACATCTGGAGATCACCATGAGCTAATCAGGGTCCAGAGTGCTAACTACGGCTTCACCATTAACAGGCAGGACGTCAACCAATTCGGAAACCTCGCAAGAATCGACTCTTTGGTTCTCGAGCCACCTACAGTCAACTTTGACTTTTCATATTATATAACCGATGGTTTTAATGAAAAAGCTCTTGGATTTAATGTCACAGAGAATGCTCAGTTTGCTAGTGGCTTCTTAGAAAGCTCAAGTGGAAGGAACTTCTACATTGTCACCTCAGATGAGGGTCAAGATGCTACGACCTTTGCTGCGAACGACCCTTACAGCCTAATTGGAATCGGCAACGCCTTCCTTAGTGATTATTCAATCGACCTTTCTGTAGGTTCACTTCCTACAGCTAACGTTTCATTTGAAGCTTCAAATATCAACTCTCAAGGAGGAAACATTGAAGGAACTCAACCAAGCAACTTCCACATGACTGGTGACAGTGTTGCCATTGATGCTGAAATCGGAGAACCTATTACCCAAACCATCGAAGTACTAAGACCTAAGAACACTGGTCAAGACGGCGTTTCTGCCCTCAGACCTGGTGACATCTCAATCACCTTCCCTGGTTTTGATGGTGGCGCAGCAGAGTCTGGTACTATGGCTAAAATATCTGGAGCTGGTAAATTCCACGTTCAGAGCGCGAATCTTTCGCTCCCTCTTTCAAGAACCCCAATCGAAAGGGTTGGTTCTAAGTTCCCATTTGCTAGGGTTGTTGACTTCCCAGTTAACGCTACCCTTAGTGTCAATGCGGTTCTCAACGAAATGGAAGCTGGAAACCTTGCTGCCGCAGTCTCTGGCTGCTCTAACAGTCAAGGAGAAATCGCTATAACAATGAATTCCTGCGAGGGTTTACCTGCAATAAAGTGGACACTTAAAGGCGCTACTCTTGATTCTGAGAGTTACTCTTCAAGTATTGGTTCTAATAAGACCGTGGATCTCACCTTTGGAGTACAACTTGGTGGAATTGATGATATCGAAAACGGCATCATCTGTAGCGGTTCTGGACAGAACAGACCAGTATTCTTCTAATACCTCATACAGTTTTAACTATAAACTCAAAAACCCCGCCGATTAAGGCGGGGTTTTTTTATTACAAAACAACAACAATAACAAAAATTATTCTCCGTCTATGCCACTAACTTGTCTTGGCTCAGACTGATACACATTATATTTATTTACTAGTGTGTCTAAATTTTCTTTCGCGTCATTAGCCAAGCCTCTTATAACCTTGGCTGTTTCGTTTTTATTTGCGAATGTAACCTTACTGTCTCCATCATTCAGAGATATAACATCCCCAGAGCATTCCCCAGAAGACGTCATAATGCCACGTAGGGCGTTCCTAGCCTTCTTTGAGTAGTAATGGCACAAGTATGTCTGTCTATACACTGCTTGCGCCTCAGAATCCAATTCTTGCGTTTCTAGGCAGAACGATGTATTTATCAAAGAGTTCAACATGCCTAAATTGGTTTCCAACCAAGCCTCAATAGATTGCAAAGAGTTTAGAGACGAGTCATTATCAAACTCAGTCTCCATTATCTCCTTAGCTAAATTCTCTAAGATGGTCATTTTTAAATTTCACCTAAGATCTTAATCGTCTTGGCGTGTTGTGGGTTATTAGGGTCAAGCTTTATTGCGTTTTGAGCCTCAGGCATGATGTTCCTCATGTTGTTCCTGTTGTATGCCTTAAATTCCCTAATTAGATTGTTCTTTAGAGACGCGTCATGCATGTAAGGGTTTATTCCTACTTTATATGCTAAATCTTGAAGGTCTGAAGTTGTCATACCTTTCAATTTAACTTCAAAAATATCCAACTCGTTAGTTCCAAAAGGGTTGATGGAATCAACACCAAGAACAGACTCAAGCTTAGTCATTTTTTCTCTGAACTCATCACTATTAACGTCTCCGTTAGCCTTCATTTCATTGATTTCATCAATTAAATTCTTTTTTGGGGCTGGTTTGCTTTCTTCCGCCTTCTCCTCCTCTACTTGCTCAACCTCTTCAACGCCCTTGATTTCTTGGATTTCTTCTGTAGGGATATCCTCTATTTTATCGACACCATAAGAAACATTCATTGTCTTCTTTGATTTTTTGGTAGTTTTTCTTTTCTTAGCCATATAGTATAGTATGTTTGTTGTTGAGTATTTACACAAAAAAAAGGCCACCCCGCAAAGAGTGACCTTTTTTTTTATTGATTAGTAGTATCTTACAGTCCGTTACAAACGATTCCAGCAAGAGCACGGTTATCAAGAACCATGCGGCCTTCCTCGATGCCACCGAACCAACCGATCTTGTTCTGACGAATGCTGTACTGATCATCAGCGGTAAGCTGAAACTCAGAACCATTCTCTTCGTCGACTGCAATTGCTTTAACAAGTGCGTCACGACCACGATCAAGTCCGAGAAGAATCTCATCAGATGCATCGTCGAATACTGCAGAGTTGTTGCCGTTAGCGTCAGCATACTGAGTTGTACCAGCAATTGTGTCAAAGATGGTGTTGAACTTCTGGCCTACGCCAAGCTCGTTAACCTCCATAATTGAAACACCGTAGAAGTCAGGGAGACCACCACCAGCATTGTAAACAGACTCACGAACACTGTCAGGAGCAGCAAGGTCATTACCAGTAGCTGCAGTTGACTTGGTGTTCACAGGGTTGTAGGACATCTCACGAAGAGACTTAACTGCTTCTGGAGAAACCATGATATCAGTGATACCACGACGACCACCTTCTGGAGTACCCTTGTTCCAAGCGGTATTAATACGCTTTGCACGGGTAATAAGCTGATTGAAGTCGTCAAGAAGGAATGAACCATCGGTAGCAGCACGGAAAACGTGATCTTTACCATTGGTAGATGCTCCAGCAACTGCTCCCATGATGAGGTTAGCAGAAGTACGCTCTTGCTTAAGAAGAATTTCTTGAGCCATGCGTGTGAAAGTCTTGCTTACAACGTCCATGCGGCTCTTGGCTGCATAACGACGGTCAAAGCTAACTGCAGTATCAAGGCTATAGGTAGCAACCTTAAGCTCAGATACGGTAGGAACAACTTGGTTCTGTGGAAGACCTCCAGCAACAGAGTTACTGTAAACCTGTACATAATCCTCGTCAGTTACATCGTAGTAAAGATCCAAAGGAATGGATGGATTGTCCTCAGAGTTAAACTGAAGAGATGTGAAGAGGTTACTCAGCACTGGGGCATTATTGATAACCTCGGCAATAACTGGGCCGATGAATTGAGCAAGAGCGACCTGAGCTTCATAAGCAACAGAGCGATTCTTGGATGCCATAGCTTTGATAAGCTCCAATTGTTCTGGCGTTCTTTTAAGAGAAATTTTCATATTTATATATTTTCTAGTTTAAATGTTAAAGATTACAGACCAAGAGCGATTACAGCATAGTCACCTGCGTATGCATCAGTAATAGTTCCGCTTCCGCGAGAACCAGTTCCGATTACCGTACCAACCTTCTCAGCTGCAGTAGCTGCACATGCAGCAACCTTGCCAGATGCACCAAGAGCGATTCCACCGCCAACTGAAAGAGCGCCATCATATGCGTCAGCAGTAATGGTGAATACTCCGCGAGTAGCAACAGGAACGGCTTGTCCAGGAAGGACACAACCAAGCTCTTCTGCTTTTACTGGATGATAAAGAAGCTTCTCACCGTTTTCGTCTGTCTTAGCAGTCTGACGAAGAGTAATTCCAAGAAGTGCTTCTCCGCTTGCAGCAGGGGTACACTCAAGATTTACGCTTGGGTATTGAGCTTTGATAAATGGGTAGTCGGTCTTACCGAGGTAAGAATCGTCTGAGTAAGAAACTGGGTCCTTGTCAAAGTCTCCTGCGGAAACCTTCACGAAAACACCAGCATCGCCAGCACCTGAGTCTGTAGTAGCCTCATTAGCACTAGCACCGTCAAGGGCGAAAAGATTGATTACATCATTTTCGTCATATTGTCTGAATGGTAGAATTCTAAGCATAATATTATTTTGTTTTTAAAAATTTAAGAAATTTCGATATTGCTGCGATCAAAAGCTGCAGCGAACTTGTCTTTCATTGAAACCTCTTCTCTAGAAGCGGCCTCGTTAGAATTTGCGATTGAAGCGTCGGACTGCTCAACATCGTCGAGAACTTCCTCTGCTGTTTTTTCAGTAACCTCAGAGGCTTCTGAAACCTGCTCAACATCCTTGGAAAGTCTTTTTGCGACTTCCTCCTGAATACGGGCTTCCATCTTCTTTTCGAACTCAGCTTTGGCTTCTTTGCTTTTGTGCTTCCACACGATATTCATTTTTTCTTCAAATGATGCAAATGCCTCTTCTGTTTCGTCAAGTGATTTAAGCTCTTGAGCTAAAAACTCTTTGTCTTCGTCTTCGAGAGCAAATTTCTGATCGATGACGTCCATACGCTCGTTAAAACGAGCAATTGCCATGTCGGCTTCTTGAGCTTCTTTGTATTCGGCAATTTCTTTTTGGGCTTCCTCAAACTTAGACTTTAATTCTTCTACTGAAGATTTAAGTTCTGCATGTTCGTTGGCTACAGCCTCTTTCTCTTCTTGTGCTTTAGTTAGCTCTGCGCGAAATTCCTCGTCTTTTTCTTTGATAGCATCTGCAAAGGTGCTGGTCATAGAAGCGACGGCTTCTTGCGAGAACTTCTTTTCGTTGAGAAGATCCTTCAGTTCGTTAATAACTTTTTCAGTTTCCATAGAATTATTCTTTTTAAGGTTTACATTAGTTTTTTCACTTTGTGAAATATTTTTATCTCTTTTGTCTTTTATTACTATAGGGTTTTCCTGATCTTTTCTCATATAAACTCCCTTTACGTCTGCTGCTGGATTGGTTGTATAGCCAATACCCAATGGATAAATCTTTCCAGTAATAAGCCTGTTGACTTCTTCGCCTTGGTCTGTTTTGCCTTTTCCACCAAAGGAACGAAGACACCCAACCATTTTTTCCATCTCCTCTGGATCGGAGATTATTCTTGCTTCTTCTACGTATTTACTACCAACAGCTAATACAAAATCAGAGAAGCCAACTTCCCAACTGGTAGAAACAGTATGGTACATTTCATCGCCTGAGCTGCATGACTTTTCTAAAGCTTCCGCGAAAGCTGAATTAGCTGATTTATAAACAAGAGCCCCTAGAGCTATGTTGAAGGGTTTTGTATAACCCTCAAGCTCATCAGCATTCATTATTCTGCTTGTTCCGTATTCGCTCCAGCCAGCGCTTGCTATATGACCAACGATGCGGTCTTTGTCATGCTCTATATTGGTAGGTTTGTGTATAAAGTTTTTTGTATACTCAATAGCTGTTTTAGAGTCTATTCCGTCTCCGTTTTTGTTAAACTTGTTTACAACCGCAGCGTTAAAAGCCACGCCCATGAGATCTATATTATCTTCGAAGTTTACGCCCTTAGGCACAAGAGACTCTAAGTTATTAAGGGATGCTTTTGAGATAAAAGATTCGCCCCCAATATCACAGGAAAAAACCTCGGCTTCAAATGTCGTAGTATACTTATATTCAGGCTTCTTTTTGCGCATCTTGATTACTGTGATATAAAATTGCTGCTGAGTAATTATCTAGTTCGTGCTTTGCTGATATATTTAAAATCTCAGGTAGTACTTCTAGTTTTTCTATCTCTTCCAAGTTAGATACACAAGAAATCGCTTTTTGTGTCCATTTTTCAATGTCAGTCGAACAAACAATAGCTTCGCACATGCTGTCTAGCATTTTTTCGTTTTTCTTGGAGAATCTTTTAATTCCAAGTTCCTCTTTCATAACTACTTTAATATTAGCTCTTGCCGTCTCAAGTTCGCTTATTGTTTTTTGTATATTTTTGCGAGAATATTTAGCTTCTGAGTTTTCCTGAGGTATACCAGAAGTTCCCTCTGGTCTTCCAGGCTGCCCATTTGGCCCTTTAACATCCTGGTCGCCAGCTGGCTCAACCATAGGAACACCTCCAACTATAGGGTTGTAATAACCATCTTCTCTTTCCTCTACAAATTTCTTTTGCGCTGGGCTTATGTCTTCAACATTAGGGAACTTGCCTGTATGGAACATTTCCATTCCCTGTTGAGGGGTAATTATACCAAGCTCCATTAGTCTAGTCGAAACCTTCATGAGTTGAGTTTCATCACGCATATCTATATCTTTAAAGGTAGCTTCAGGGTAAGATCTAAATCCTAACTTTTTGGATATTCTTTTTATTTCTTTTTGGAGGAAATCCGCCAGAAAAGCATTCCTCGCCTCTTTGAGTCTATCGATAAATATCTGAGCTTTCACTTGGGTAGCTCCATATTTTTCCTCACCAACGACAACATTCTGCAAACCTTGTTTAATATCCTCGTTCAATGTCTTGTATTTTTCAGATCCAAGAACTTTATTTAAATCTGGTATGATAAATTCTGCATTTGTTGTATAGTCGGAGACAAGCACCCTGCCAACGCTCTCATTCTTAAATAAGCTTTGCATAGCATTAAGGTTTTGAGCATTAATACCCCCTTTGTCTGGCTCCGCTCCCATTGTTATCAATAAAATAACATTTTCAATAGTTCTAGTGATAGCTTGGTCCATTTTTTTAAGCTCAAGCTTCGCATTGATATCCTCAAGCACTGGATAGCCGAAAGGAATAGCAAATGGTTCGTAATCCTGCTTCTTATAAAATGAATGAGATACTTTTTCTGGATCAAGTTTGATTTTTAAACCATCAGTGTTGTAATCGCCTCTTTTTATACTCTTTTGAACGTCAGCTGGCAAAGCATCAAAAATAGCCTGATCTTCTTCGTTTGACGGATTCTGCAATCTTGACATCTCATACTCGGAAAGTATTTTTTCGTATGCTCCGTCATTAAATGAAGCGGCTCTTGTAGCAACAATATCATAAGGGTTCATGAGTATGTACCTTATTGGTATTTTATTTTGCATGGATGAAACTGGCGCTACAGATTTAACGATTTCAATAAAATCATCATTCTTAAATTTACCATCTAACCTATAAAGGAATATATTCCCACTTCTATAATATTCCCTAAAGTATTGATCTTTTAGGTTAACTAAATTAATCTTTTTGAACCACTCGTAGAAAAAGTCTCGGCTTTTCTTCGTGCCACCTTCAAGGAACAAATCTGTGTTGGCAAATTCAGACATAATGTCCACTGCGTTTCTAAATACAGAAACATTTGCGTAAGCTTTTTGGCAAAGCTCTATAGCGTCACGAACATTAACTCCATCTGCTGAATAGTCATAAGGTAGCATTCCGCTCCTTATACTGGAGAATCTATCCGACTTGGGGCTTCGTGCGGCTTTATTATATCTGGTAGCTGATGTCGCTGATGTACCCCTATTGTAAGATGCATTGGATACGTTTAATCCATTTTCAGGAGACACATAGAATGGATCACCCATTAGCCCTGGCTCAAAATCTTCTTGACTAACTGCGGTGCTTATCTGCTCACCCTTTTCGAACTTAGTCCAATAGTCGGACTTTTTGGTATACTTTCTTTTCGCCATACCCTATTATACACCGAAAAGTTAAAAGTTTAACTTTAACTTTGCAAAGTCGACAATTATTTTAATCTAAGAACATCGGCGTGAATGTTCCTTGATTGGTTTCTATCTTGTCGTCAATCATATCATAATACACATGCATCATCCAGTTTGCTAGTATGAGGGCCGAATAGGAGTCCTTTCTCGCTTTATCAGCGCCTCTTTGTTTCCTTAAATTCAAAGGCAGGTCAAAGCTTTGTGTTCCTTGGGTAGATGTCGTAACCTGAACCATAGCACATTCCACTTTTATCAAATCCATCATATCTTTCTGATGTTCAACAAAATCAATCATTTTTGACGCTTGAGAAGATTCGTTATAGTTATTAATAAATTTAAGGTTCTTTATAGGAATATTTGTCTTCCTTTGGGTATTGTAATCGTCGTCCATAGCCGCACCAGCAAAGAATATTCTTTTATGATCAAAAGATGCCTGAAGTAACTCGTTTGCGTAGCGAATCCACTTAGAGCTTGGCTTTCTCAAGTAAACATAAGTTCTGTTGTCTTTATTATACTGTCTTTTTAAAGACCTCAAACCTTTATCGTACTCTTGATGATTATCTAAATCGGCGTCTATGAGGTTTAATTTTATTTTTTTATCTTTAAATATACTGCTCTCATTACATGAGTTTAAAAACTGAACACCACCATTATAGTCACCAACAACAGCAATAATATTAAAGTTTTCTAATACGTAAGCCATGTAGTTTATATGCGTCTTTAAGTTTGATCCTGAAAGAGCGTAACTATGAACAATAGTCCCTTTTTTTGTTTCTTTATTTATCTTAATGACAAGTATAGCGAAATCGTCAGAACTATCACTCTCAGACCAAGATGGGTCAAATCCAAGTATATACTCATCGGAAGGATGACCCTTAACCTCTACACATTGCCCCTCTCCATCTGGGATAGTACACGCCGCCATCTTACTAACCTTAAAATAACCAGAACTATCATCTGTAAATACAGCCATAAACTCTCGGTCGAACTGAGATTGGCTCATTGTAGCCTTTGCTTGATCAATGAGGTTTTGATCGTATAATTGAGGAGGAGCACAATCATAACTAAAGTGCATTATGGTTCTGTGAGCCTTGTCTTGCTCGTTTTCATTAAGAATCAATGATTCGTATTGAGTATACATCTTAAATAAATGCTCAAACCTATAAGACGCAGAAGACAAACCAATAATTTTGTTGTTCGGCCACTTATGACGATCTTCCTCTTTCATTTTTCCCTGTTTGATCATCTCTGTTTCCACATCATGAATCTCTTGTCTTTCTGTTGGGTTTTTAATAACAGATAGAAATGGCATGATAACCTCATTCAAAACTTTCTCTGGCATGAGCAATAGCTCATCAATAATCATTCTCTCAAAACGGAAACCTCGAAGCTTTTCTCCATCACCAAGAGGTAGAGCAGTAATCTTGCTTCGACCAAGTTCCATTACCCATTGATCATTAGCTTTTGATACCCTCGTAATACATTGAGAAAGAAATTCAGCTTTTGGACTTTGAGCTATCTCTTCCATCTTGGTAAATATCATTTTTGACTGTCGAAAAGACTTAGATATGATTCCAATGTGAACACCTTGGTTTAAAATAGCGTCTAATAGCGCAAAAACGGCCGTAGAGAAGCTTTTGGACATTCCACGACTCCATATCCCCAAAAAGTAATCAGTCTCCATCATGGCCTTTATGGACATATGCTGGAAGGGGAACAATTTTACTCCAGTAATAAACTCAGCCGCAAAAGATGGATTTTGCCTCAAGAATTTATAAAGCAATAATTTTGCCTCCTCTTCTTCGAGGTATCCATCCATTTCCAGAATCTCTTTATTGATATCTGGGAACCTATTTCTAGATTCTTGTATTCCTGCTTCCCAACTCATTTTTCTTTTAAATATTTAGACCAAAAATAATTTACGTCCGTATTCCACAACTTCTTACCCATGACCAATATCTTAGGTATTATAAGTTCACTCATCTCTCTAGACCCAGCAAAAACAAATTGAGAGCAGTCCGAATACTCTTTTTGTAAGGATCTCACATTATGAAAGACATAATCAAGTTTGTATTTTTTATAACTCTTGTCATTGTTTTCTTTTATCTCCTCAAACGGAAACTCCATAACAATAAACAAATAACAACCAAGATCTCTACATCTCTCTAGCTCTTTACAAAACCTAGCGTAACCTACTGTTGTTGTTCCGCAGAAATCACCAAATGACTTCCTATCTACATATGTGTAATCGTAATCTTTAGCAGTAACACAGTAATCACCAACATCTAACTTATATGGTTCTGAATTTTTAAATGATAGCGGTTGTTGTTCTCTTGTGTCTATCAATATTCTTCTGTCTGAATAATTATTAAAAAACTCTTTTGGCAACCTCTCCCCCAATAATGGTTTAACATTAAACTCTTCACATGCATACGTGTAGCTGCCAAAATACTTTTTATAAATATCAATCGATGGCAAGCCAGCAGAGATAAGCTCCAACTCTGTTGGACCATACTCAAGGCCCTTCTCTGTGACTCTCTTTTTAAGCAGTTCTTTTATATATTTTTTGACTTCTTCTTTCTCACTCTTTTCTATCCACTCAGCAAGTTGATGAGGCTGAGAGAAATCTTTAGAAAAGTAGTCTTTGTGGTTCTTGAAAGGCAGAAGTTCGCCAGTAAGCTTGTTCTTTCTAGCGAAGTGCTTGACATAGTAATCCCCAAGAAACATTTTATGTTTCTTTATATGAGCATGAAGACTTCTCAGTGTTTCAAAGCTCTCGTCGCACTCTTTACATTTAAATGACATCGTCTTGACTTATACCTAATACCCTAGCCTTCCATTCAGCCATACCCTCAAGTCTTTCGGCCTCCTTCTTAGCTGTCATCTTTTGCATCTCCGCCATTCTCACCATGTTGTCGCGTTCTTCTTTCTCTTGAAATAATTGAACTATTGATAAAATAGAAGCATTGTCTTTCGACTTGTTTTGCATTCTAGTTGATCTATCGCCTTGTAGTTTTTTCGTTAGGTTTTCGATTCTGTTCTCACACTGATGATATTCAGAGCTTTTCGCTTTGATAATCTCAGCTAATCGCACGGACATCTCTGTTTGGTCGTCAGCAACGTCGAACATATCATTTAGTTTGTTCAAATGCTTACTCACAACCTCAAGGTTTATGATTTCCTTACATACATTGAGGTAAAGGTTGATTTCGTCAGCGGTAAGGTCTGGCTTATCCCAAGTTAATCGTATAAACTCTTGCTCAAATAAATCTCTATCGCTTTTGTCTAAGTAATTGTTCATTATCTTAAGAAAACGTGAGTTATTGAGATGTACGCCTAGTCTTTCGACACAAACTTGATATTGCCTGTTTAATTTTGACTCGTCAAAGCTATTACCAGTAGCATCATTAATCTTTTTGACTATCCTGCTGGTAGCTTTCGGGGCAATGTATGAATCCAACGCGCCGCTATCTTGACTAGGCATAAAATCAGGATTAACATCTTTAATAACAGATAATACAGCTCTTTGTTCGACACTTAATGCGTTTATCGTCTCTTTTGGAAATAATAATTTAGCTATAGCTAGTGAAGACAACCCATCCTTAGCTTGATCAAGTATAAATTCCTCTTGTTGTTCGGTGAACTTAATTTTTTCCTTCTTTTTTTTCACCGTAGTCTTGTAATTAAGACCTTTATCTATCATAAACTTGCGGACAGCTCTTCCCTCTTTGCTTCTGCCGTCTAGGGATTCATCTTCAAAAGCTTTTTGGGTCAATAAGTTTAAGTCTTGAATCTCTTTGAAATTCTCGGCTATAAATTTTTCTTGCTTTTCTGTTAATTTCATGTTTAATCTTCAATAACGATGTCATGCTCTTTAATTAGTTCGGCGGCCTTTTGCATAAACATCTTCTTTAAATTCTTTACTTGCCTGTATCCTGCTTTTCGTTTTTTTTCGTTTGTCTTATACCCCATCATCTTAGCTACATCCTCTTCTGTAGACTTTTCAAAAAACAACATATGGTAAGCTTTATAATGTAGTTTAGTTAAATCTCTTTCCATATAATGATTGAGTTTGCTAATGCTAGAATCAAAACACATTACACTATCTGGATCATAACTCATTTCGTGCATGTGGTTCTCACTTGACACAGCTATTTTTAAATCAAATGCTGGCTTTTTAGTCTTTACCCACTTTGCATACTTCAAACACTCAGAATTCTGCAGATTACTTGGAGTGAATGAACAAGAATCCTCCCCCATGTTAAATTCACACGTAGCACAAGGTTTAATATAGTTGCCGTAGTGGTTTCTTACTAAATTTCTTATCTGATTAGTAACAATTATGTTAACCCACGGCTCTAGAGGGCGCTCTTGGTCCCACATATCCCACTTTTTGTATATATGAAGCTTAATTACTTGCTCCACATCCTCAAAATCAAACCAAGAGATGCAGTCTAGACGCCACCTACTCCTTTGTTTACGGATGGCGTTGTCTATTACGTCTATATAATCCTCGAATCTCTTTTTATCCTTTTCGGTCATCAATAAAGTCTTCTAATCTTCTAGAACCTCTATTTCTAACCCGTTTGGATTTTGGCTCTTTTCCTGCTAAAGAACCAAAGGTGAATATATTGTCGTCGTAATGCTCTACATCAACAGAGAGACCATCTAGCATAGGAACTTCATCTATTGATGTTTCGTCCTCTAATAAATCCTCAGTAATTAGTGTATTAGTAGCATTTGCAACCTTTTTGGCTATAGCTCCAGTACCAGAGCCACACTTAGAGCAAAAATTAGGTTTCGAATGAGCGTAAGTCATTTTCGTTCCGCAGTCTGTGCAATAAATATGGTTCATACACTTTATATATAAAAAAAATCAGGGTTTTTTCAAAAAAAACATCAGATAAGTTTGAAAGATTGGTTGTTTTTGCTTTTCGCAGCTTTAGCGTCTTTTCGTTTTGATCTGACACTAAGTATTACACTAATAGTAACTATAGATGTCGCGCTTTCTCCTCTTCATCTTTAATTTCGGCGTTTTTTTCGCTTCATTTATGGAGATAATCAACAATACAATCATTAAAAATAAATTAAAACTCAACAGCCCCAAAAAAACCTGAGGACTAGGCCCAAGCCCAACACAAACCACAAAAAGACCAATAAAACCGCAAATCATTTTAAATAAAACATCAAACATAACCACTAATATAAATCTTCTGGTGTTACAGACTCCTGGGGCCTGTTGCCTAAAATCTTAGCATGGATTTTTACAAAAGCCTCTTCCAAATTAAACCTATACGACTTACAATTCGGACAAATTGTTGTCTTTTTTATCACAATACTATCACACCCTTCGCACACCTTATACAAAAACGGGTTTTTAGCAATAAATTTTGATGTTTGTTTTCTATTCATTAAATAATACCTTCTCTGAGCGTTATGGAAGACTCTACAGTTCCTCCAGCCTTGTTTGAAAAAGATTGATTAACAACATATGCGCCACTTTTCATAGAAATACCCTCATCGAGAAAATATTTTGTACCATTAGCCAATGGGTCTGTTTCTATTCTAGTGCCGTTACCATTTTTTAATATTATAGCCAAGCCGCTTTGAATCTTCAGGCCATCATCAGACAGCATCTGTTTTAAGCCTGTTGCTTTGATAGATAATTGATTTTCAACATTCGTAACCAAAGACTCTCTTGGCTCAGGGCTACCTAAACAATAAACTTCTTTACGCCCATATGTTCTACTGAAAGTAATTTGAGATATAGAATCTGTGTTTGTTAATTCATCCCATACACCACTTAATTCACAAGTGTGACCATAAACAAATGATTCAGGGCTCATGTTGTAATTAGCAGAACCAGAAATTTGGAAAACAGGCAAACCTTTCAAATCTGATTTAACACCACTATTAGGCGGGTCAAAAGACTTAAAGCTAGCTCTACATCTAACAGGCCTAAAAGGCTTAATGTCAACGCTGAAGTTTTGCAGGTAACACTTATTGAAAACCTGATCCCCCGCATATATAGGAAAGTAATTCCTCCCAGTTGCGTTACCACTAACAATATCGTCCCTTAAAAACAAATAAGGATCACCAAAACCACTAACACCACTAAAACCATCTGCACCAGCACTCACCTCATTGTCGGTTATCAAAAACTCAACATTAATAGAGCAACTCAAAGCCTCGGTCTTTTTATATTGCTTATCTACGTCTACACCCCCTGCTTTTTTATTTAATTCAGACTGCATAGCAAAATCAGCAGAGAAATCAGTGGCGTGTAGCATTCTGCCGCCAACACCCTTGAAAAATCTGTTCTTGCCTTTGCCCTGCAACGAAACGTCGTTATAAAATATAGGA